CCATATATTCGCCATAATCAGCGAAGTCATTAGGATCTAATTCTTTCTTCTTAACTTCTTTTTTTTCTTTTGCCATTGTATATCCTTTCTATTAAAGAAACCCCTAATAAAAGGGGTTTCTCATTAACCTTTATTATTCTACCCTTTATATTTCTCCCACCTGAATCCACCCTTACGGGTTTCCTCGTCATCGGCAGTAGTATTATTGTTAATTTACTCCATCTTCAAGAACATTGGACGGAACTCGGTGTCAACACCAGCTACTAAAGCATTAGCAACTAGAGGTTCGGTATCAGCGTCTTTGGTTTCAACTGCACCTGCTGTTGAGCTACCGATAGTAGCTTCTGCACCAGCAGCAACAGTTTCATCAGCGAGTACTGAACATACACCACGAGTTTGTAACCAACCAAAGTCGTCAGCAGCAGTAACATCTACAAAAGCTACACCGGCTGGCTGTAGAGTTTGAGTTGTACTGGCCTGAACATCAACATAGGTATTGTGTACCAAACAAAACTCTGAACTTGTAGTAACTGCAGTTTTAAGCGGAGTGAATAGCGTTAAAGTTAAACTAGCAGATGCGTCAGCAGCAGGATTAGACTTAATTAGATAAGTTTCACCCTCTGGAGAATTATCATTTGCTATTAAATAACCTTCAGCATATGCATTTGCAGTTGCAGCAGTGGCACCTAAAGTCAAAGTAACTTGAGTATCACCCACTGAAGCAGTAGAAGCTGCAGCACAATTGTGGTGATCTGTAATAGGTGAAGCTGCTACATATAGATAACCAGCAGTTAAGGCAGCAGAAGCTTTGGCATATCTAAATTTTCTCTGATCAGCCATTTCTACGGCTTCCCCATAGTTATGGGTTGGATCAGCATCTGTACGAATGCTATACAGATCCATATCTAAAATTGTTGCAATCTTTGAATATTTACTCATAGTAAATCCTTTCTTTTATTAACTTATTTTTAATTAAACTCCAGTTACTCCAGTTAGTCTTCCGTTTCTTCGTGGTTCAAAACAAGTAAGGTTACCCATTATGAGTAATGTTCCAATCAAGCCATATTGACCTTCAGGAACTTTCCAACCGCTCCAAGAAAATCCAGTATTCTTATTCATAGGAGCTTCTGCGTGTACTCCATCAATAGTCTTGCTTCCATACTTAATTGATTTGTATCCTAATTCAGGAGCAGATTCTAAACCATACCAGTTTAGAGTTTTTTCATTTAACATCCATACAGTTTGAGCTGTTGCTTTTTCATCCCGTACCCACGGAATACCCTTATAAGTCATAGCAACAAAACCTTGTGTACCAACTAAACCTTCTTGCTGTCGTGTTGGGCCACCTACTTTACCAACTTGGTAATAACCAAGATTGGAATAAGTTTCCTGTACTGAAGGAGTTAGTAACTGTTCATATAAATCAGAAACTGTTTCGTTTGTGATTATAATATTTGGTGTGGACATTATAGTACCACTTGAAATTGCACTAAATAGAGTTGCCAATTTAGCAAGCGTCAAAGTTCCACCAGAAGCTGTTCTGATTGCATTTAAGGTGGAATAGGTAGTTCTTGAAAGACCACCAATTGTTCCGGCTGTAGTACCGTCATCTACGATAGCATCAAGACCCATAAAGTCTTTATTGCTGTTACCAGTACCATCACTATACATAATATCGCCTAAGTCATCAGCCATTTCCCACTGAACTTCTTCCAAAGTTTCTACAATCAAGTTAGTAACTTGAGTTGCAGGGATTCGGTTGACACTAACTTCCATACCACTAACTGCTACTGGGTAACGATAAGCTCTGTAATCGTATTCCATTATCTGCTTTGTATCTAGTTGAGCAGCAGAAAATGTATCCAGTCCTGAAAATGAAGAACCATAACCAGCAGTAGATAGTTTTACTGCTTTCTTAATGGTATATCCACTTCCAGATTTTTTTCCTTGAGAAATAACTCTCAAAGGCAAAATGCTACTACCAAGTACATTGTCTTGTACTTTTGGCATTATCCAGTCTTGTGTAAGAGCTTGCACACGAGTAGGAAAATTCATAAGTATCCTTTCTATTAGCTTTTAAATAAAAACAACCCAAATAATTTGGGCTGCTTATAGCGTGCTCTAATTTTATTATACAAACTTGAAACTGTTTGTCAAGTGTCTATTGCTCTTCTCCGGCAGTAGCTGCTTCAACTATATCTGATAAACCAACATTTGGATTTTCAATTTGTTTAGTTGAAGGTTTTTTTAATCCGTCAGCAGGTGCAGTTTGACTACCGGGCATATTTACTGGAGCTGTTTTGCCGGGATTAGGAGCAGAATCAAGTTTAAACAGTTTATTCTTTACTGGATCGTATCCCATACCCATCTCGTGATATTCTTTAATGGTTTTAGCTGCTTCACCTACATCTTCAGTTTTCTTTCTGGCCATAAAACCATATAATTCAGCTCGGCTTTTATTACCAGCATCATTAGGGTCGTTAGGATCTTTGATGGATTTCAAGTAGCCATCTGCTTCAAGCATCTTATCAGCTTTATCTAGCCAGTCATCTGCTTCTTGTTTTCTTTTTTCTTCTGCAGTTTGTGCTTGTATTTCTTTTTCTTTAGCTGTTTTAACTGCTTCTTCAGCTAATTGTCTTGCATCTTTTTTGGTAGCTGGTTCAAACTCATCTTCTGAAGGTTGTTGCTCTTCCTGTATAGGTTCAGGTACAGGTGGAGGTGTACTTATTCTTTCCTGTATTCCCTCTACTTGCTGACCTAAGGTTTGTACCATTGTACCTAAATCATTTAACCCTTTAGCAATATCTGATGTAGTTGGTTCGGCTGGTTTCTCTTCTTCTTCAGGTTTTTCCTGTTCCTTAGGTTCTTCTACTGGTTCTTGTAAATCAGATGCATTCGTATCAAATCCAGTATCTTCAGTTGTAGCTGGAGTTTCATTATTAGTTTGTTCAGTATTTTCTTCTTGATTTGTTTTATCCAAAGTATCCTCTGGTGGAGTTAACTCTTGTGGTTGTGGCATTTTAAATGCTCCTCTCTACTTCTTAATGAAGTTTATTTTAATATTTTTTGCTTTTCTCTTCTATAGCTTTTCTTTTTATATTTTTGTCAGGTTCTTGTTCTTTAATTGATTCCATACTAAGTACATCAAAACTGGCAGTAGCCATTACTTTCTTTTTAGGATTCTCATCATCTTTAGCTAATCTTCTCATCTTAACCTTAACCTTCAAACTATATTCACTGCCAACTTTCCAGTCTTTAATATCTGGTAAGTCTTTTTCATTAACATATAATGAAGGTTTCATTTGTGGTAATTCTATCTTTTCTTTAGCCATTGTAACTATTTGACCTCATTTTAATTGCTTCTCTTTTATAATTCTTTTTCTTTTTGCCAGTAGGTTTCCAGCCGTGTTCAACTGCATTAAGTAATCGTTTCTGTGATTCAGCTTTTGCTTTTGTAGTACCTTTAGATTTTACTCCGTGAGGAGTAGAAACTCTGTATTTACCATCAGTTTTAGATATTCTGACCGGCATTCTGTCCTCCCTGTTGTTGCATAACTTGAACTAATCTATCTCGCAACATTTGAATATAGGCCTGAATCCTTTGTCGTACATCTGGTGATTGTTGCATAAATTCAGGGCTTTGTACATATTCTATTATACCAGAAAGATAGTTTTCATCAACCTGTGTAGGTTGTGGTTCTTGGCCATTTATTAACATTTGAATATCTTGCATAGCCATTTGTTTAGTATCTTGCTGTGGTGCTTCTGCACCTTGCATTGGTGGTTGTCCGGGTTGTGGTGGTTGACCCGGCTGTGCACTTTGTGGCTGACCTTGACCACCACCTATTTCAATTCCTAGTATTTGAGCATATCGCATAAACCCTTCTTTTACACCTTCTTGATATGTCAACAATCTCTGTACTCGTTCTTTTGGATTTGGTACATCCATATCTTCAAACATAGTGTAAGGATCTATATTGCCGGCCTGTGCCATCTCAAGAGCTTCAGCTCTCTTTGTAGGTTTATCAACTGTATTAGCTTTAACATTAACTGCAATACCATCTTCTATTTTATCTCTATCAAGTGCAACATAAACTAGCTCACCATCTTTACCTAAATGTCTTGTATAGTGTTCTTTATCATAATTTAATTTCATCATCTGCAAAGCCCAACCAGCCATCTCATAAATAACCCTTTCAACTACGATATTGACAATATCATCACTAACTGATAAATCACCTTCACGGGTTATCTGTTTTGATATACCACTTTCTTTACTCTCTAATTCACCCCTAGTTACTTTATGAGTTGCAAACTTTGAATCTATCTGTCCACGATTGGATACTTGATCTTGATATAATATTGGGTTTGGTTGTGCTGCCGGAATGTGCATTATAGCTCTATTTACATCTTCAACCATATCAAGCCAGATATGTTCGTTTGGATCATTAGTAATCCTTCTGGCTTCTTCCTTTTCTATATAAGCTCCAGCAAAAGCTAATTTAGGAATAGCTCTATCTGCTATCTCTGTAATCTGTCTTCCTCGTTTGTTAATAATATCTTGTAATGGAATTGATTGCTCAACTGGGCTAGTATCATCTATTGGATATAATCCTAAATTCTGATGAGTAAAGAATATATATGGTTTGCGTGGCCTCTCAAAGAAATTGTAATAATACTTGCCTCTTTTTGGTACACCATTTTCATCTTCTACTATTTCATCTTTACCTTCCCAATCCCAGTTTGGATTCTTTTGTTTGCCAAGTATAAGATTTCTAAACTTCCAAGCTACACCCTCTATTCTTTCACCAGTAGTATCATACCAAGTGAACCATACTTCCAAGTATTTCATCTTAGAAATCATATGCTTAGTATTGGTTTCATCTAATCCAATCTCGCTTAATAATGCTTGTTTCTTTCCGGGAAACTTAGCAATAACTACACCAACTGGCTCTTCTACATATTGATATATAATTTCCATATTGTCAGCAGTGTATCCGTCATCTGGAATAGTAGAACTTGGATCAACCATTAAGGTTTTAGGTTGTACTAATCCATAAGTGTAATCTCCAGCTTCGCCTTTATTCTGATCCCAAGCAAATTTAACTGCTGCTTGCAAATATATAGCGTGATGTCTTAATCCATTTTTAATCAATCGCTGTGTAGTATCACTAACCAATCTAATATCTAAAGATTTCTCTATTTCTTTAGTTACATTTTTAGCTTCGTCAGATTCATCTGGTGGAGTACATATAATATCAGGTAGTCTTGCAGCAGCAATACCAACTCTAGTTTCTAAATCCTGATAAATAATATTATCCATATAAGGTACTTGATAGTCATCAAATTTGTCTAAATCTAATTGTTTGCCTAAATAATATTTTTCGTTTAACTGTCTTCGTTTAGGTAATTTTAAAATGCTATCATAAAAAATCTCTGTACTTGTAACCTTAGAATTTATATAAGTAATCAAGTATTCATCTTCTATAGGGAATGAAATTAACGGGGAAGTATCGGTTGCTCCCTCTTGTCTAATTTCTTGTTCTGATGGTTTTAACATATCTTGTATCATTGTACACAGATCCTTGTTCTACACTTAGTGTTTTTTAATTGTTTGCTTACTTCATCATATTCTTTAACAACTCCTCTGCATTCAACTACCACACCTTCACTGCTTTCGTTTTTGCCGGGTACTATCATACGCAAGCGGTTATAATACTCAAACATTACTTTCCCACAAACCGGGCAGTGAAACTTCTTTAGTGTCTTCTCGTCATCTTTGTTTTCATCAAGCCAGACACTGATAACACATTCCTTTTTGTTTATACATTGTGGTACTTGCATTTCTTATATTATACCACAAAAGAGCTTTTAATTATACTTCCAGCTTTTCTTTTTACCTTTCTGCATATGAGCTTCCAATATAGCGTCCAAAGTATCCTTTTGAGTATAAACACCCGGCTTTAACTCTCTAAAGGCCTTAGATTTGATCTGACGAGCAGATTTGACAGTTCCAGACAATAATCTATATTTCATTTGAATTGCTACCAAACCTATGCTTAAAGCGTCCCAAGTGTGATCTTCCTGTGTAGTATCAATATCTTCTACTTTAGTTTCATCACCCTTTTGATCATATACTAATAATGGTAGTGTTCTGATAAGGTTTGGGCATTGAGGTTCAAAGGTTTGTAAATATGGTTTGCCGTCAATAGCTTCTGATAAATACTGATGAGTAATAGCAATTCTATTTAACCTTGCATCTTTGGCCTGTGTATGACCTTTAACTATTTTAATCTTTAATTCTTTTCTGAATGTACTGTCTATACTCTCGCCACCTTGAGGTCTAGCAAAACAATCGTGTGGCAATACCATAAAATCTATATCTTCATTACCATTTAGAGCTTTCATATCAAAAGCCCATTCTTTAGGAGTTTTCTTATTCTGATATAGTTCTCTATATACATATACTCTACTTACTCCAAACTTATTTTGTGGTGTTATAGCCAACCACAAAGCACAACCCGGAGCATTATATCCCCAGTCAAAACAGATAACTTTCTTACAATCTTCTATTTTATAATCAAAACTATTTACTGTATGGTATTCTTGGCCATTCATTTCCCTTAACCATTCTCTAAATACCTGACCAGCGAATACATCCCAAGATCCCCACCTCCAAGCTTTATATAACTGTGGATCAGTTTTCTTTAATCCTTCTAACCTATGTACATATCCGGGATCATTATTTAACAAAGCTGGATTATCATCTATGGTTGAAGGAATAAATATTCTAGTGTGTCCTGTATCTGGATCTTTAAACTTAACATTTGGTGGAGCTGGATCAATAAACCTCTCTTTTACCCAAGCGTGGCCAACCTCACCCGGATTAGTAGTTAAAAATGTCTTTGGTTTCAACTCTGGTATAGTAGAACGGCAAGAAGCTAGTAACTGCAAGTATCGTTTCTCTGTTGGTATCTGCGTAAGCTCTTCAATTAACATACGAGGATACTCGTGTCCTTGATACTTTGTGTATGCTTGATCATCTTTTAAGTGTCCGGTTCTTATTACTGCTCCCCACGGAAATCTAAAAATAGGTGGCTTGCCAGACATTTTACCACCTAATAACGAATATATACGATTAGCTCTATCTATCCAGTCAGAAAGGTCATCTGCATTGCGTCTAATAACTAAAGCTCTGTATAACTTATGTTCTATATCATCAGTCAACCATATTATTCCAGCTTCTGTTTTACCGCCACCCCTTGCACCTCCATATAAAAGTTCAAATACATTAGCTTGCAAAGCTCTTTCTTGTGGCCCAGAATTTGGTTTCCATTCAATTTGCATATCATAAGTCAATTATATTATTCTCTATTAATTCTCTTTTATAATGATTAGGTGCATATTGCCAGATAATATCCTGCCAATCTTCTGGATTACTTGATTGATCTTTTAACCATTCTACTGAATCTTCTATGCTTAATATCTCTTCGTATGTACCTTTAGCGTGAGCTATTATCCTAACTACAATCTGGTTCTGTAACATATCGTACATCTTATCTTTAATAATAATACCGTCAATTTCTTTTGTGCCTAGCGGTATTGAATCACTTTCATCAAACACTGGTTTTCCGTGCTTATTCAT